TTTATAATTGTGAACATGCAATAATTCAAGAGCCATATCATACACAAAAACATTATGATACTAGACTTGTATTAAAAACAATAACGGAAGATATGTCGCAATATAATTTTAAAGAAGAATTTATAATTGATACAGATATATTTTGTGGTAGAAGATTAGTTGCACATATATGATTGTAAAAAGATATTCAGAGGACCCTAACAAATACTGGCCTCTAATAGAAAGATTTAGATTACAAACTTGGCAAGAAGGCAATGATAGTCTTACTTACAAGAAATATAATCCTGACAATCCAGATATAGAAACTTGGATGTGTTTTAAAGATGACAAGTTAATATCTATATCGGCTGCTGAAAGGTCACATTATACAAATGACCCCGACATTGCAGTTAGAATTTGTCGTTATCATATATTAAAAGAACATAGATTTACTCATTGTGGTTTGATTATGGGAGAACATCAAATAAAATGGGCAAGAGAAAAAGGTTATAAGATATTGTATATTACACATGACATAAAAAACAAAGCGATAAATAACCTTTATCAGAGAAGAAAACAAATGACTGATAAGGCATTTAAAGAACATATAAACGGAGAATGGTATACCAGTTTACAAGTAGAAAAGAAATTTTTATTTACAACAGGCAAAATGTTGCAGTATGTTTATAGCATACGATTACAAGGAGATTATGATTGGCAACCAAGGTCAGATTATATAGTAGAAAGAGAACATGATGGACAAATTATCTAAACATAACTTACCAACTGTAGCAGACTTAAAACTAGATATAAATTTAGATACATTAAGAGAGGCTACTGATAGACTAAACAATCAATTTAAAGATGTAAGGTCAGCAAATCCTATGTTATGTATGAATCATGAGGAGTTAGTTAAAAGTGTATATGATAACTTTGAACAAATTAATCTTACAACACCAAGCGAGATACTACCACACACCACAAGTATCAAGGAAAGATTAAGAAGAAAAGAAGAACATTTATATAATGTCCCTACTGAACAATATACAAACAGTTATTTTGAAAGTATAGTAACTCAATGTCAATCGCCAGCCAGTAGAATACGAATTACAAAATTAGCACCAGGCAAGATGATACCGTGGCATGTAGATTATGATGTCAACTATGGTGTAAGATGTATTGTACCAATATATGGTAATGACAACATAATCAATCTATTTAAAAGAGATAATAAGATAGAGGCATATGCTTTAAAAGACGGCACAGCCAATTTCTTAAATATAGGTTATAAACATGCAGTAATTAACATGAGTAATACACCTAGAATTGCGTTAATGTTCACTTTAAATGGTACAAAAGATATACAAAAACTATTATAAATAGATATAAGGAGAAAATTATGAGCGTGATTATTGACGGAAAAACTTATGATGAAACTAAATTTAGTCCTGATTTACAGAATTACTTAACAGTAAGACAAGAAATTCAGTTATCTAAAATTAGACATAATCTTGAGCTTGAAAAAATTGATGTGTTAACAGCACATTACAATAAAAAAATTGCAGAATTAGTAAAAAAAGAAGTACCAGAAGAGAAATAATAAATGGCCGCAATAGCAAATCTTACACTAGACCAAGGCGCAACATTCAACTCGGATGTAACTGTAAAAGATTCAAATGGTAATGCATTTAACTTGACAGGTTATACAGCGTCTGCTAAAATGGCCAAAGGTTATGCCTCAACAAGAACAAGAACAACAATTACAGCAACTGTAAATGGTGACCCCACAACAGGTATTGTTACATTGTCATTGACTGCTGATGAAACTTCAGCCTTAGACTCTGAAAGATATGTCTATGATTTAGAAATATTACAGACTTCTACAAGCACGGTTACTAGGGTTATTGAAGGAATTATTACTGTAAGACCCTCTGTTACTACCTAATTCAACTCTTTTTTTATTATAAATATACACAGGAGAGAATATGGCAGATATCACAGCTACAGTAGGACAAAGTAATAGTACAACTGCTAATATAAATGTAGATACTTCCTCTGGACCACAAACGGTTTCAGTATCTTTGCCTTCGGCTCAGGCTGCTCAAAACAGTTCTCTTCAACTTAAATTGCTAGGTGATGTTGATACTACTAATCTAAATGATGGAGCAATATTACAATATAGGTCAAGCGACGCTAAGTTTGTTACTACAAATGAAATTGTAACATCAACTGGTACCTTGACAATAAACGCAGGAGCTTTTTAAGAAATGGCAACAGTAATTCAGATAAAAAGAAGTTCGGGTACTACGGCACCGAGTACGCTGAAACTAGGTGAATTAGCTTATACTTTTGGAACAGGTACACAAGGTAATAACGGTGACAGAATATTTATTGGTGAGGGTGGTGTTGACGGTAACGGTGACGCAAATAATGTAACAGTTATTGGTGGCCAATATTTCATGGACTTACTTGACCATGTACCAGGTACATCAACAGCAAGTTCAGCAGTCTTATTAGATTCAAACAAAACAATTGATGAAGTCATAGTTGGTAATAGTGCTACAGTAGGTGGCACAGTAAAATTAAATGAGGGTACAAATAACGGAACAAGTTTCGTAGGATTAAAATCTCCTAACGCATTATCAAATACAGTTACATTTACATTACCAGGTGGTGATGGTTCAGCAGGACAATTTATAAAAACAGATGGTTCTGGTAATTTAGATTTTGCAACAGTAAACCAATTTATAGATTTAGCAGGTGATTCAGGAACAGATACTTATAATACTGCTGAAACATTAACATTTGCCGGTGGAGCAGGATTAACTCAAACAGTAACAGACAATACTGTAACCGTAACTGCCACAGCATTAACAAATTCAAACTTATCAGGTAGTGCAGGCATAACAAATGCTAACTTAGCAAATCCTACAACTACATTAGGTACATCTACATTAACATTAGGCGCAGCTACAACTGATATTGCAGGTTTAACTTCTTTAGTTATTGATACTATTACAATTAACGGTTCAACAGTATCTACAACTGCTAGTAATACAGATATTACTTTCTCTCCTCATGGCACAGGTACAGTAAAAGTTCCTAGTGGTTATGAAGATAGAGCAGGATTTACAACTGACTCATTAGCAAACAAAGCTTATGTTGACCAAGTTGCACAAGGTTTAGATACTAAACCATCTTGTAGAGTTGGTACAACGGCAAACTTATCAGCAACTTATTCAAACGGTACTGCTGGTGTTGGTGCAACATTAACAAACTCTGGTACACAAGCTGCTTTTGCAGTTGATGGTGTAACGCCAACAACAAATGATAGAGTTTTAGTTAAAGACCAAACAACAGCTGCTGAAAACGGTATCTATGTTTTAACAACCGTAGGTTCAGGTTCAGCGAATTGGGTTTTAACAAGAGCAACTCCTGAAGACCAACCTGCCGAATTATCAGGTGGTTCATTTATCTTTATAGAAGAAGGTACTGCTAACGGAGATAATGGTTATGTATTTACGCACACAGGCGCTCCTACTTTTGGCACAACTGCTTTAGATGTAACACAATTTTCTGGTGCAGGTCAAATTAATGCTGGTGCAGCTTTAACTAAATCAGGTAACCAAATGGATGTTGCAGTTGATGATAGTTCAGTAGAAATAAACGCAGACGCATTAAGAGTAAAAGCATTAGGTATTACTAACTCTATGTTAGCAGGTAGTATTGACGGTGCAAAGATAGAAAACTTTACTTTTACAGACGAAAGTTCTACACAAGGTGCAGTTCAAATTGGTAACCCTATGGAGTTTTTAGCAGGTGAGGGTTTAAACACAACTGCTTCAGGTAATAAATTAACAATTGCTGGAGAATTAGCAAGTTCATCAAACATTGGTGTGGCTAAATTTCATTCAGATAATTTTTTGGTTTCATCTGGTGATGTGACCATAACAACAGTTGACGGAGGTTCATTCTAATGAAACTATGGGCAAAACTTAAAAATTGGATAACAAAACCTTATATGAAACCATTGGTTTTAAAAAAGAAGTGGGAAATAGATTTAAAAGGTTTAAAAGATAAAACAAAAAAAGAATTAGAAAAATTAGGTAGAAAAGTCGGTGTTGAATTAGACAGACGACTAACTAAAGATAAATTAATAAAAAAAATTAAGAAACATATTAAATAATGGCAACAGTAATAAAACCAAAAAGAAGTGAAGTAGCACTTTCTGTTCCAGCAGCTAACTCATTAGCAGTTGGCGAGTTGGCAATGAATGTTACAGACGGTAAGTTTTATACAAAAACAACAGGTAATGTTGTTAAAGAAGTTGGTGGTGCAGGTGCAGTTACTTTACAAAGTGTTGTAACTTCAGGTGCAACAAGTAACCAAGATATAACTTTAGATGGTGCAAACTTAATATTTGAAGGCTATCAAGCAAATGCATTTGAAACTATTTTAACTGCTGTTGAACCAACTACCGATAATACTGTAAGTTTACCAAATTCTTCAGGCACTTTAGCCATGGATGGTGACGCTTTGGCATACGGAATAGTTTTCGGAGGATAATAAATGGCGAGTACATTTAAAAATGCTGGTGCAACATTAACAACAACCGACTCTGGTGCGTTATACACAGCACCTGGTTCAGGTCAAGCCGTAATTCATGCTTTATATATTACAAATAAATCAAATGCAAATAACGGATTTGTTGATGTAAAAGTTACGACAGACGGCGGTTCAACATTTTTTCATGTAGCTAAAAAAATACAAATACCACCATCAAATACTTTAACACTAGATAAACCAATAAATTTAGAATCTAATGATAAATTAAGAGTAATATCACATGCTTTACCAGATTCATCATCAATTGATTTAGAAGTCTATGCTAGTATATTGGAGATAAGTTAATGGGTCTTTTATTACCTAAAAATACAAATAACGAACAATCAAAATTTAATGGTATTCGTAGAACACCAGATGGTATGTTATATCTAACATCAATAGACCCTAATACTGATAGTGATTCTATTCAGTATTCAAATTATTTTGAACCAGGTAAATCTGATACGGTTCCAAAAGACGGTTCAGATTATGTTGAAGAAAGATTAGAATTATTTAATCTCCAGTATTTTACTGGTGATGGTTCTACTTTAACTTTTACTCTAAATGCAACTGGTATGACTGCTGAAGGCTTAGCAGTTTTCTTTGATGGTGTTAGAAAAACAGCTTATAATGATTACTCTGTATCAGGCACAACATTAACATTTGTTTTAAAACCAGTAAATAATAGTGCGATTACAGTAGGACAAATAAATAAAAGATATAAAAATAACGATAGTGATAGGTACCAACAATTTACATTTGACCAAAATACTACAGCTACTTATGTTATAAATAGTAGTGGAGATTTGGTAAGAAGAGTGAATCATGAAGGAGGTCAAACATCCACTAGTGATGACTTTGACACTTTTGAAAGTTCAACAGCAAGTGTGGCTAATACTACTTATCAAAGCGCAGTATAGGAATATAAATGGCAGATTTTAAACTAGGAAGAATTAAATTTAAATGGAGAGGTGATTGGGCAGCTTCAACAGCTTATGTTGTTGATGATATTGTAAAGTATGGTGGTAATTCATAC